GACGTTCATTTTTTAATTTTAAAGATCTTGAAATTATGTTGGACAAATAGTCATTCCGTTTGGAATCATGATTGTAAAATCAACAGTCCAACCCGCCAAGTCATTTTCAAATCTATCGACAAAAGGTTGACAAGACGGTTGACCGTCTAATTGAAATAATTCGTCATATAAATCACCACGTCTTAACATTTCAAGAACACGGTTTGCGACTGCCAATTGTGTGTTCCACACATCTTGTTCATTTTCTACACCTTCAAAATATTCTGGGTCACCTTCTGCATATTCTTTCACCTTGTCAACCAAATCCATGCATAAAAGGGAAAAACTAAACGTCCAGATGTTTCCATTAAGTGTTGCATTATTAACCATAAAATGTGACAAAGGAAATATCGTTTGTTTTTTTAAATCAACGCTGAAAATGTCGCCATAAGTCACCGTTTTGCAAAAAACATCTTTTTCCAGTTCTTCGCGAATTTTTGTTGTTACATTATAAAATCCTTGCATTATTTTTTCATTTTTGCTTTTAATTGATTGCGTTCAAGTTCAGATTTTTCCTTTTCATAAGCCAGAAACGTCAAACATTTAAAAAGTTTATATTTAGTAATCGTTTCAAATCGTCTGATGTCGCCTTGACTAATTTGATATAATTGTCCATAGTTTCCCCACTTTCGTCCAAAACTTTTTTCATTTCTGGTTGTGTCACCAGTTGATTCAAATATTTCTGGAAACAATTCAACAAGTCGTTCATTAAACGATAAAAAAAAAGCATCGCACCGATTGTCACTTTTACTGGAATTTTTTTCATCATTTCACAATATTTGATTGTTCCTTCATATTCTTCAATCACATATCTGTCTTTTAATCGGCTTGTGATTGGTCGATACAAGACCGACATTGCTTTATGCATGTTACCCCAATCGCCAAGATAATTGTTCAAGTCCAGATTTTCGCCAAATGTGATGTCGTCTAAACTTGGAATGAATCCGAATTCTTTTCCGTCTATTTCCAAAATATTGGTTAACGGGTGTTCTGTGTTTAACAACTCGTTAATGTCTTTTAATAGCTTGTCCGCGTCTTTGTCTTTTAATCTTTTGACTTGTGTCTTTGATAACCCGCCCAGATGCGACAAAATTTGCGTCGTGGTTGGATTTTCAATCAAATTAAATTCTTGATATTGTCCTAGTGAAATATTCATGTTCTTTTATTTGTAAAAACTAAAAAACCCCCGAATTGTATAACACGGGGGTTTAAAAACTAAACAAACAAAATATAGTTATGAAAACTATATATTTTTAAAATCGGTGTAATACCGATAAAGATGAACGTAAATATTATTAATTTTTTCTGCTAGTTTTTGGTTCTGGATATATTCTTTCGCGCCTTCTTTGATGATTTTCCCGCGTTTTAAGACATTTAAAGTCACAAGTGGACGTTTACCCTTACGGACTGGCAGAACGTCGATTTTAAAGTCGTTTTCAAAGCACCAAGACATTGCGCGTTGTTCGATTGTTTTGCTTCTATCCATGAAAAACATAATTTATTAATGGTGTGTATTTATTAAAGAACCATATAAACAAAAAACATAAAAAGCAAAATCAAAAAAGTTGAAGTCCGTCAAAAATGTTTTGTTGTTTAATTCATTCCATTGTTTTGGTGAATAATATGTTTTAGTTATGATTCCAGAATCGGAAGTTTTGATTTCCACAATGCGTCCGTCATCTAAAATTTTGATTTCTTGATTTTTCATTATTTAATTTTAAAATTAATATTAATTCCAGATTTTCCGTTGAAGGAATTGCGCATCAAAGTCGGATAATGCATTCCACCAATCGTCTGAAACTTCTTCTTCAGTCAAAGAAATTGGATTTTCATAATCACAACGCCCCGAATCAAATGCGGGATAAATAGTGTTCGAAGTTTGGTCAAAATAAGAACCAACGCTTTCCAAATAAGAAAGTGCGGGGTTGTCTTTTAAAATAGATTCCACGTTTTTCATGAAATCGGTTGTCATAGGTTTAATATAAATTTTTGTCATAGTATTTTTATTTTATTTGGTGATTAATTTTATGTAATTATTCACAACATCTTTATGAAAGTATTTTTTTATAGTAAATAATGAATCAGTTAATGCAAATTGAATTTGGTTTAAATCATTGTCACTGATTATGATATTACCCTTTTTTGTGGTGTGAACTTTTTTTCTAATTTCCATGAACACATTTTGCGTGTCACGATTATAGATATTTAATCCAATCAAGTAAGTTATTGCAACACTCATCATGTAAGCGTTTTCCATGTTTTCAAATTTTATTCTCATTTTATTTATTTGCTTTTAAATAGGGGGATTTTCACCCCCTTGTTATTTTGTTTTTCTATCTTTTTAAATGTTTATACAATTTGGAAATTTTTTCTTCGCTTCCTTCCAAGTTACATTGTATTCAACCACTTCTTCGAAATTTCTAATCATGCCATTATCCCAATAATGCTTTTTAGATTGGTGACAATATATTATATTTTTCTTTTCTGTACTATCCCAAAACTTTTTGTTTGTTTGGTAGTAACAATTGTCGATTAATGTTTTTTCTTTTTTCATCTTAAAAGTTTTTAATTGTTAACATTTCGTTTTCTGGTGCATTGTGTCTTTCAGCAATATTAATGGCACTTCTTTCAATTCTTTTAACCAGTGTTTCAGAAAAGAAAATTTTTAAAGTGTCTAAATCAAAATTGTCGCTTCTTTGTGGAAATAGCAAAGTTGGGTTTTTGCTGTCTGGGTTCATTATTGGATTGAATACTTCCTTAACTTCCCACACCCTTTTCGCAGGTGTATTAATTGAAAAGCCAGACATTTTAACTTTACATAAAACTTCCATAAAACGTCCATTTTGCGTTGTTTCACTGGAATCAGAATTCCAGAAATCTAGTGTCACGTTAATGACTGATTGTTCACGGTTTCCCGTTACTTTTAAATTACCGTCTGTGTTAAATAATGTTTTCATAATTGTTTGTTGTTTTTATTGTTATTAATTATTTATTATAGTTTTCTAAAATCTTCGTCCCAATCCAAGTCAAGTTCTTCAACCACTTGCATGGGGTCTTTTTCGACAAAAAATTCAAAGTGCATGACTTCATCATCAAAAAACATTTTTAATTGTCCAGATTTTTCCATTTGCTTTAATTCTTTTTCTAAATGTGATAATCCTAAAAATCTTAAACCTTTTCTTTTAGATGATTCGTTTTCAAAACCCACCCATTCGCAAACCCTTATGTTGTTGGATTCCACGAAACACATTTCGAATTGTTCGTTTAAGTTTTTTAATAATTCTAAATTTCTCATAATTGTTTTTTTTTAAGTGGGGGTTGTTCCACGTGGAACATTGCCCCCGTTATTGTTTTTATTTTTATATTATTTCTAAATCGTAAACTGGTTTATTCATTTTATTACATAGTTGCAATAAATGACTAGCGATAAAAATTAATTCTGATTCTGGTAATTTGTTTCCAGATTCTTTTAATTTGTTTACTAGGTAGTTTAATTTGCTTTCTGTGGTGATTTCACCTTTTTCATTTCTCACTACATCGATTATTTTGCAGTTGCCGTCGCTTTGTGCGTCGAAAATCATTGTTTTTGATTTATAAGTATTTTTCATTTTGTTTAGTTTTTAAAGGGGGAATTTCACCCCCTAATTATTATTAGTTTTTATTTTAAAATGTTAGTTGAACTCCAAGTTTTTTGAATTTTCTAATTTGCGCACAACTTAATTTGTAAAGTTCCACGTAATTTTTACAATCCCATTGGTCAAACGTTCCGTCTGATACATAAATGTAAAATGTTGATTTTGGAAAGTCAGTTGGAATTGATTCATATAAACCACCTTCTTTTAAATTGTCTAATAAGTGATTCACAACTTGTTGGTAAGTTCCACCCACGTAATCAGTTTCGTCAACGTTTAAGAATCCGATGTAACTGTTTTCGATTTTGTAAGTTAAATTTTTCATAATTGTTTTTTTGTTTGTTTTTATTAATACTGTAATATTAACATTATTGTTAATACCGTGCAAGAAAAAAAGTAAATTAATTTTTTTTCCAGATAAGACGCAAAAATTTAACAAAATAAATTTGGAAATGTCATTTTTTTGATTTTAAAAAAATTTTAGTGTTTTTTTTCATTTTCTACGAAGGGAAATTTTGACTGTTGCACTTTCTCGGTTTTTTGATATAAGTATATGCCAAAGGGGGTAAAATGCATTAGAACGCTTAAAAATGTGCTTAAACACGATTTTGCATATTTTGATTAAAATGCGCTTATTTTCTTGCTTTTTTGCGTTGAATTTCCAAGATCTTCAAAATTCGGTTTTAATAAATGTGATAAATTCCACGGTGCTTGTTAGTCATTTTATAACCCACCGCATAACGTAACGCGTCAAGTGAATGGTTGAATGCATCGCATGGCGTTTGTGACTTCTTTTCTAACCAAACATAATTGTTCAGTTCTTTAATCATTTCGGTTGAATCTGGGTCGATAATTAAGTCATAATCTTTCAGCATTGAGATTCCGAAAGTGACGCTTCCTTGTCCTTTTACGGCGGGAACTATGTTGCAATACGAACTTAATTCATTTATCAATCTGGGTTCGCTAGAATCCGCGACAATAAGTCCAGAACCCGCAATGCGTTTGTTTAGTTCGCCGATTTGTGATGTGGTTAAATGTGGTTTATAAAAATGTAATCGCACATAAATCTTTTGATTGTTGTCATCAATGTTTGCTTCAATCAATGTTGACGGGTCATTACTAAATCCGAAATCTTGTCCAAATATTGATTTGCTGATATGTTGGAATTCACCGATTGTCCAGTTGTCGAAAACTACTCCTTCGGCTTTGTCTAACCAACCACCAAGAATCTGGTGTTTATATTTGTTCGGTCTTCTTTGTTTTATCTTCTCAATACTGTTGACGTATGATTGTGAAAGGTTGTCAAGGTTATCCAGATAAGTTGTGTGAACATATGTCACATCATTCTTTGTTGTGCATGTTCCGTCATTGACTGCATTGTCTTCAAAGAATCGTTTATAAATCCAATGTTCTTTTGTTGTAGGATTAAGAATCAGAATCACACGATTATCAATGTTCCGTTGTCTAACTGACATGTCTATCTTGTCGAATGTTTCTTCGTTGGTTAGTTCTTCAGCTTCGTCCATTACCCAAGTTGTCAATCCTTGCAATGATTTTAGATTTGCGGTTTGTAATCCAGAACTTGTTTTAATACCACGGAACAGAATCTTTGACCCCGTGTGAAGATTAGTGATTTCGTCTTTGGTTACATCAAACATGTGGTTCAAATCAAGCATGTCAATCTTTTCTTTAAATTCTGGAATGATTGAAATGTGAGCTGACCGAAGTGTGTATCGTGTGAACAAGATTGTGTGTCCACGTTCCATTGTGAGATATAGAATCGAGAATGCGACTGCAAATGATTTCCCAGAACCACGACCACCAGAAAACAAATAATATCTGGAAGCATCGTCCCAAACAAGATATTTGGAATTTATTGTGACTTTGGGTTTTGTGGTTTTAGTTTGTTTTGATTCCACGCATCAGTTCTTTGAAATCAACGGATATTCCTTCGCTTGAATTAATATCGACTGACGCGGTTGCTTTACCGTATGCAGAATCCATTAATTGCTTGTATGCTTGGACATCGCCTTTACTGGCTTTTTTGATTAGTGCTAATGTCATCAAATCTTCTTGTGTCAATTGTTCTTCAACTTGTGTTATTGGGTTAATAGAATCATTGTGTGTGTCAAGCCATTTACGTGCGATTGTAGAACGGTTCAATGAACCTTTGGGTCTTCCACTTGGATTGCCCGATTGCCCTTTCTTAAACGGCTTTAAATTGCTTTCATTTGCCATGTTGAATGTGTGTTGTGTGTGTGAACAGATGTAAAAATTTTCACTGTTGATTCACTGTTTTTATATAAAAACTAACTTTGATTCTTTTTGTTATTTAGATTATAGATTTTGGAACGGGTCTTTAAGATGAATTAAACAATCGATAAATTTCCAATGCTTTCTTTAGATGTTTAGTATAATCGTATGCGTATTTATAATCGTTGTTATCTATTGCGGTTAATATGTGTTCGGTGTGTCGGACTAACGCATTATAATCAATATCAATCTTCGGTATTTCTTTTTTATTCGGCATCTATATTTGAATATATAATTTTCTTGACTTTGTTTGGAAGTGTGTCAATTTGATACTTCAAAACTTCGTATTTTAATTTTAATTTTTCATACTGAATTTCTAGCGGTTCAAGATCTTTGTCCGTCGAGATTTTCGAATATAAAACTTTAAATTTAGGTTCATAATTCAACAACATCGGGAAGATGTTATTTAAAGCGTGAAGAACGGTTGCGTGGTTCTTGTTTATGCTATCA